CTCTAGAGAACTAGGTGAAAGGGTACTAATTAAATGTGAAATTGAAATGAATAAGATTGTTAAAAGATTACAGGAGATAAGACGATGAAAGAACTTAAGGTTAAGATACTAGAACACTTTGAAAGATCAGGTTATGAAAATAAAGAACTAGGACTGACTTGGTATAACATGGCACACAACGAATGTATCCTGCTATCACAGGTGTTTGAAGTACCACTAAGTAAAGTAGTAGGTGTTGTTTCTTCATTATCACCTAATAATAAATGGAACAGGAATTTACATGATGCTTGGAATTTCCTAGATGCTCCTAGTCTTGAAACTAAAGTTTGCACCTTCATGGGTCAACGTAAGAAGGCACTAGCTATCCTAGAGTCTGACGGAAGTGACTCGGAAATAAAGCGAATCCTAAAAGGACCAAAGACAAGCAACTTTTACATGAACATACTACACTACAGGACATCACAGGTTGTCACTGTAGACACTTGGGCGTACCGTAGCGTAGGTCTAAAACCAACAGTTAAGAACTTTAAGGTTACTGAACAAGCCTATAAAGAAGTGGCTAGCGAGTTAGGTTTGGTGCCTCACCAGTTACAAGCTGTGGTCTGGGGTGTTGTTAGGGGAGGCGCAAGGTGAATAAGGAAGAGATAGAAAGAGCTTTAAAAGAACACAGAAAGTGGCTTAATGGCGAAGGTGGAAGTAGGGCAGACCTTCGTAGGGCAGACCTTTGTGGGGCAGATCTTTATGGAGCAGACCTTCGTGGGGCAAGCCTTTGTGGGGCATACCTTCGTGGGACAAGCCTTCGTGAAGCAGACCTTCGTGGGGCAGACCTTTGTGGGGCAGATCTTTATGGAGCAGACCTTCAATTCTGTAAAGGGATCTTATCTTTTACTGGTGAAAAAAACCTGCTTATCTACTTTAAGTGGCAGGATGAATACTATTTCAAAATAGGGCGTATCACTAGAACTTGTAATGAGTGGTTAAAAGAGTTTGAAGATATTGGTGTTAAACATAAGTACGGTGAAAATACTAAGTTATATGGCGATGTAATTAAGCTTTTTAGCCAGTATGACTTAGAAGAAAAGGAGAATATGGGATGATTTGGGAAAACATATGTTTTAATTGTAATTATCACACTAATATTGGAGGGAGCTGTAAGTGCGGATTAAACATAACTGGTCCTTATTTATCAAAAGAACTCAGAGCCGAGCGTAATAAGTCTCAACAATTAGCTAGGGACAAGGGCGATATGAGAATCGAGATTCAAGACTTAAAAAGAAAAATAGAGGCTACTTTAGCTTATCAAGAATTACTACTTGACGCTCTCGAAGAAATGGAAAAGAAACTCCAAGCCGAGCGTGAGAAGTCCGAGCAGCAGTTTGATATAGGATATAAGCATGGAGTTCGTGAGGGCAGAGGCGATTTTAAGAGTGACTTAGTTGAAGAAAAGGAAGATAAAGCGTGATTATAACATTTTTTTGTTACGACCACGAAAAATCTGTTAATAAGAAGTGAGGTGAAAGGTGAGTAAGGAGAATAGAGAATGAGCATCATGATTGATGGTATAATAGACTTAAGTAATATCGAAGATATCATAAAAGAAATTAAGAAACCAAAGTCTTTAAAAGAACTAGCTAAGAAGCACCCTATGCCTTTCAGAGTGATAAGGGTAGTTGGGGCTGAAACTTACACCAGTGGTATTAAGATATCTATGAATAGACTAAACCAATCTAAAGTGGGCTTTGAAATGGACATTGTGGCTGAACATTTCAAGGAGGATACTTATATTCTAGAAGGAAGATATCGGTTTTGTATAGAAAGAGATGCATACGCAGTATTAATCGAAGGAGATTAGATGATTAAACTAGAATTTAGTGATATTGTATATCATAAAACAAAAGGTAAGGGGGTTTATTTAGGTCTTAGTAGTGTCTTATACTATGGTATGGACAACATAAGAGACAGGGTAGAAGTTATCTTTGAGGGTAAAATACAACCCACTAGTGTAATTCCAACAGATTTAATTAAAATAGAAAAGGACAAATGATGGATTTAGAACTAATTAAAAAACTATTAGAATCTGAACTAGTTAAAATTGATTGGACATGGAGAAGTGAAGATGTTGTAAGAAGATTTGCATATAACAAAGGCATAGAAGACTGTATTTCAATAATAAATAAACTCTCATCTGGAGATATTAGTGATGAATATATAAACCACGTAAGGGAAAAATAATGGGAGCTGACACAACAATTATGGAATGGAAACAGAGATTACAAGATTTAAGGGAGGAACCTACAAGAGAAAAGTTTGAAAGTCTTAAAGAACACGAAGAGTATATGGTAGCAAAGGGTTATCAGATACATTTTACTAAAATCATTTCACCTAATGGAGAACAATTATGGGAACGGAACTAATCTTTACACTAGCATTCGCAGCATTAGCACTAACAGCAGCTTTCTTTTTAACAACACAAGCGGAGGATAAAATGGTATTAAAGCTAGCACCTATTGGAACTTACAACACTAAAGCAGGAAACTCATTCGATCTAAGAGAGTATTTTGTAGACACTAACGGCAACCTTTACTCAGCCAACTTGGATACATGGGAAGTCAATCATAAACATGGCAGGGATATCTTAAGATGTTCTGATGCTTCTATGAATAGGAACAGAGATATTGTTAACTCCTTAAGAGATGCCAAAGGATATAAAGCAACCATTGCTAGAAAGAAACTTAACTTCTTTGAACTTGTTAAGAAGAATGGTCACGTAGCTGTTGTAGTAACAAACTCTACGCCTAGACACATGAGAGTTCACAGGCTATTTGATAGTAGAAATCCAGAAGTTAAAGCAACGATTTTCAGTGAGGTGGTAGCATAATGAAAAAGGTAATAATAGCGATACTAGTATTTTCTTCTATCTTTGCAGTATCCCTTGTCTCTTTTGACAGGGACTACTCTAGAAGTTCTAAGTTTAACCTAAGAAAGCTGAATGACCACTCTATAGTTATAGGTGAGGACTATTTTACTAATCAGCAGGTGTTTAGTGAAACCTCAGCAGCACTACTAAGAGAGGCTGTTACAGCTTTGACTAAAAAGAAAGCATGGGGCTTTGAGCCGCACATTAAAATAGCTATCAACTCTGGTGGTGGTTATGTGTCTTTCTTTGAGAGATTAGCTGTGGCAGACGGTGCTTTACTGGAAGCATATATTGTATGTACAGTATCTACTGCGGCATCAATGGCTTTTACATTCATGATTAAATATTGTGACGAGAGGATCATGCTACCTGATGCTTATATACTACAACACCAAGTCTATTATCAAAACCTATTCGGAGGTAGACGTTATGATGATAACACTAGAAGAATAGCACTAAGGCATTCAGACTTAGAGGCTAAGGTCTTAGATATAGACAGGGATAAATGGTTTGACATCTCTAGAGAAAATGGTGATAAAGTATTCACTAAAGATGAACTGATTAAATATAAAATAGCAACAGGATTTATTAAAGAGCCACCAAAAAAGGATTAGGATGAAAAGACAGATAGATATTGAGAATGAAAACCTACAAATAATGATTACCAAGGGTATCAATGAGCTGCAACAAGCAAAGGAAACAGGAACAGTATCTGACTTAAAGCATAGTGGGGCTGTCATGCCTTACTATGTTGGTGGATTAGCAAACAATCTTAACATGTATTCATATCAAGTTCTTTCAGGCAAGGCTAAGATCAAAGCTTTACCTGCTAAGATACTTACTGTACTAGACCCACTAGTAGTTGCACACTACACAGTAAAAGCACTGGTTGACTCTACTGGTGGCAAGTACACAAGCATAGTAGCTTTGTCTACAAGACTAGCTAACTTTCTTGATATGGAATATAAAGTTTCATTACTTGATGAAGATTCACAGAAGAACTTTGTTAAGTATATTCAAGGCACATCATATAAAAACGAGAGACAAGTAAAAGTAACTAAGAATATACTTGCTAAGTATCACAACGATATCACATCAAGTAATCTAAGTTTCTACAAGCTTGCATCTAAAGCCATCGTCATGCTATCAGAGATTACACCAATTGTTAAGAACCAGATCATGCCACCTATCTGTTACATCACAGAAAAGAAAGGTATTGAGACTAGGGTAGAAGTCGCTACTTGGTTTAAAGATTGGTTATCTGAAATGATAACACAGAATGAAGGTATGATTTTACCAGAATACCACACACCGTTAATTGAAAGACCAATACCTTGGGAAGGAAACAAAGGTGGTGGTTTTCACTCAATAAGATTTAAATATAATTTAGTAAAAACAGAGATTGAAAACTACGAGTTCAGTAAAGTTCCTAAGAGAACTATTGCAGCAGTTAACAGACTACAAGATACTCAGTGGAAAGTTAATCAAGATGTTTTGGAGATAATGTTAGCAGCTAGTGAGAATGATCTTGGTTGGGGTGGACTACCTACTCCATACAATGCTAAAGAAAACCTGATGCCTATTCCACACCCTGATGTTGACAACGCTTTTCTCACTGAGGAACAAAAGTCAGACAGAAAGTTGTGGAGACAACAATCAGCACCACACTATGCAGAACAGGAGTCACGACATTCAAAAGTCTTGGCACTTAAGAGGGTATTAATAGAAGCCAACAGATTTAAAAGCTATGATGCAATATACTTCTCATATTTCTGTGACTTTCGTGGTCGTATCTATCCTAAGGCATCTAACCTACAGCCACAGGGTACTGACTTTGTTAAAGCATTGATACACTTTACTGAGGCAAAGCCAATTGACACTAAAGAATCTGAGATGTACTTCTATATGCACGGTGCCAACTGTTTTGGACATGGACTAGACAAGAAGACATTAGCTGAGAAAGCTGCATGGGTTAACGAGCATCACCTCAGAATTGTGGCATCGGCTAACAATCCTTATGATCTCAATGGGTTATGGCATGAGGCTAATGAAGACCCTTGGTTGTTCCTAGCTTTCTGTTTTGAATTTAGAGATTTCTACAATGCAGCACACGGTGAGCAGGTATTCTACTCTAGATTACCAATAGCATTTGACGGTAGTTGTAATGGGTTGCAACATCTAAGTGCTATGTTGCTAGATGAGGTAGGAGGAGAAGCCGTTAACTTAACCTCTCAGCCTTCCAAGCAGGATATCTATGATACGGTAAGGGTTAAGACAGTAGCCCTCTTAGAATCCAACGTCGAGCCTCTAGCAGCAGAGTTACTTAAGTTCGGGATAACTCGCAAGACTTGTAAGAGACCTGTCATGATTGTTCCATATGCAGGTACACAGAGAGCATGCCGTAAGTACATTATTGAGCAGATGGAGAAAGAAGGAGCAAGAGAGTTCTTTGGTGACAATCTACAGGATGCAGTGACATTATGCACCAGCACAATATGGGAGGCAATCAACCAAACTATTGTTAAGGGGCGTGAGGTTATGAATTTCCTTAAGGATTCCGCTAGGTTACTACTAGATAAGCAAGGTGGTAATACTATTACTTGGGTAACACCTAATGGCTTTGAAGTGAAACAGAAGATCACTAAGAGTTCTACAGTGGCAGTTAAGACACCTCTAGGTAATACTATTAAAGAGCGTGGTTATATACAGAACCTAGTGTTTAAGCACACTGAGGAGCCTAACCTACGCAAGCATGGTACTGCTATAGCACCTAACTTAGTGCATAGCTTGGATGCGTGTCACCTACAGGAGACTGTATTGCTAATGCCTGAGTCTACTAGTTTCGCTATGATACATGATTCTTTTGGGTGCCACGCTGCGGATGCGGCTTTACTCAATAAGACATTACGTGGCGTATTCGTTGACATGTATGCTGATGGAGAGTTCTTAAATAAACTTATAAACCAATTAGGTTTAGAGGATATAGAGATGCTCACTAAAGGTAACTTAGACCTCACGTTAGTATTACAGGACGAGTTCTTCTTCTCGTGATTATAAAGGGTTACATTATGTAACAACCTGATTTCAACAACTTCAAGAGGGTGGACTATGGAAGGAAAACCCTCCACAGAAACCTCAATGATTTCAACTACTTCAATAGGGTGGACTATAGAAGAAAACAAAACAGTTACTCCCCCTAGTATCTAACAAGGATAACAACATGACATTACTATTATTCGTTAACAAACAAGAACAACAGGATACTGAGTATGTATCTCCCTCTCTTTCCCACCTATCTATCTCACTCAGTGAAGAAGGGTATACAGTAAGAGAAGAACGTGGTTTAGAGGACATTGTAAAATCTTTTGATAACAAGGAGTCACTAATAGATTATCTTAGTAAGGAACTATGATAAGAAATTTAATAAAAAATATTGTAATAATTTTATTCTTAACATTCATCACTTTTAAAAGGAACACTATGAAATACACAATGAATCCAGATGGTACAGTAAACACAGTAATCACAGACGACAAGTCAGAAATCAGAAGAGTATTGGCTAAGTATGAAACAGGTGGTCTTGAGCTATCAGAAGACATGATGGATTATGACAGCCACAGACTTTTTAAATAGAACTCACTATAACAGATAGAGAGTAAATAAATATAAAATAACTTTTTCATAGGAGAAGAAGAATGAGCAAAGCAACACTAGTAACACCTATTGGCACAGCAGAATGGTTTTCATTAACTAAAGAAGATAAGTTTGGTAACTTTACCTGTAACTTAAAACTAGAAGATAGCCCAGAGACACATAAACTAATCTCTAAGATCGACTCACTCGGAGAAGGTCGCAAGCCGTACACTAAACAGGCTGATGGTTCTTTCGTTCTGAAGTTAAAAATGAAATCAAAGGGTCAGAAAAAAACAGGTGAGACTTACCAAGTAAACCCACCAGTTATCTACGATAGTCTAGGTAAAAAGATCGATGGTCAAGCACTAGCAGGTCTTAATGTTGGTAATGGCTCTGAGATCAGGGCTAAAGTAGAAGTAGGGTTTTATGAATTCATGGGACAAAAAGGTGTGTCATGTAAACCTAAGTCAATCCAAATCTCTAAACTCGTTGAGTTTGGCGGTGGTTCTGATCTAGGATTTGATGCTCTTGAGTTACAAGAAGAAGATAATGGAGAAGAAAGTTCGGACGACTATGACTTTTAAGTTATGTAAGAAATGCTCGGAGACAAAAGATGTCTCTGAGTTTTCTACAGATAAGCGTAACGCTAGTGGTTTGGGTGCTAGATGTAAGTCATGTAATAATGCCCAGACCAGAGCTAGGTATCATAGTAAGCTTGAGTATAATAGAATTAAAGCAGCTACTTATTATAAGGCTAATAAGGAAGCTATGCTTTTAAAGAATAAAACTTGGCGTTTAAATAACTTAGAAAGAGCAAGAGAATTAGATAATGCTTGGAATAAACGTAATAGTAGTTATTGTGCTGCTAACACAGCAAAACGTAGAGCTAGTAAGCTGAGAGCAACACCTAAATGGTTAACCGAATTTGATATAGATTACATGAAATTTATGTATGCTAAGGCATCACATTTTAAAATGCATGTAGACCATATAATACCTCTACAGGGTGTAAGTGTTCGGGGGTTACATGTGCCTTGGAATCTACAATTATTAGAGCCTAGTGAGAATATTAGTAAGGGGAATAGGTATGAGTAGTATATTTATACCTGTATTACCTCGACCCGCATCAAGGGTAAGAGTTAGTAAGTATGGTAATTATCATTTAAAACCTTACACAGATTTTAGGAAAGAAGTATATTTATTTCTGAAAAAATATCAGAAAACATATAAGGCTTTAGGTAAAGTAGAGTTTGAGGTTAAGATAGAAATAATATGTAAGAAGCCAAAGAAACCTACTAATAGTTTTCCTGTACCTGATATAGATAACTTCGTTAAAGGTTACTTAGACTCTCTAACTTATGCCCAGTTATATTGGGAGGACGACAAACAAGTAGTTAAAATTAATGCATCTAAACGATATCAAGAAGAAGGTGAAGATTATGGAGCAAACATTACAGTCAAACAGCTTACATGCCTTTGATATGTTGAGGGCACATGCTGCTGAGTATAACAGAGCAGAGTACAAATTCTATCAGGCAGGATTCGTTAAGTTTGTAAGAGAAGGTAGATTCTCTATACTAATAGAAGAGTTATATATTATACCAGAATTCAGAGGCACACCTATTGCACGTATTATGATGACAGAGTTTGAGAAATACTTAAACGATCAAGGAATAGTTAGTTACTTTGGCAGAGTGTTCAAAGGTGACGAGAAGAACTATCAGAAAAGAATGAAAACATTTCTCAAATGGGGTATCCAAGTAGTAAGAGATACTGAATACTATACGCTTATGCGAGGGCAATCTAATGAGTGAGTCGGTTTACCTATATAAAACATCATGTGATGAATGTGGAAGCTCAGATGCTAATGCAATATATAGCAGTGATAGCTCACACTGCTTCTCCTGTGGGACAACTAAACGTAACCAAGAAAACACAACAAGGAATGAGATGGTAGAATTTAAACCAACATATTTCACAACACCTGATAAGATCAGAGGAATAAACAGCACAACCCTAAGCAAGTTTACATATGGTATTGACACAGCTAAAGAAAGGCATGTCACATATTACCACAATGTTAAGGGTGAGATAGTTGCTGAGAAGTATCGCACTAGAGACAAGGGGTTTGCATGGTCTGGTGATGCTAAACAATCAGTTTTGTTTGGTCAGAACTTATGGAAACCTAATAAAAAAATTAGTATCACAATTACAGAAGGCGAGATAGACGCAATGACTATTTCCCAGTTACAGAATAATAAATATCCAGTAGTAAGTGTACCTAACGGTGCCAATAGTGCTAAGAAGGATGTAAAGAAACAGCTAGAATGGCTACTAGGGTTTAAAGAGGTTGTGCTTTGCTTCGATAATGACAGAGCAGGACAGGCAGCATCGGAAGAAGTTGCTAGTTTATTTCCACCTAAGTTTGTGCGTATTGCACAGCTACCCCTTAAAGATGCGAATGATATGGTTAAGAACGGTAGATCATTCGAGCTTTCTAATGCATTGAGAGATGCAAAAAGTTATACACCAGATGGTATTTTAAATGGTGCAGCTATTATTGATATACTTGAGAATGAAGAAGACGCTGTGTCTTTCCCCTTCCCTGACTTCTTGTCCAAGACTAACCAGATGTTAGGTGGGATTAGAATGAGTGAGCTAATGGTGTTCACAGCAGGTACAGGATGTGGTAAGACCACTATGCTTAAGCAACTACAGTACCATTACTTTAAAGAAACAGAATTAAATCAGGCACTGATACATCTAGAGGAACCACTCAAAAGAACTGCAAAGGACTTGATTGGAATCTCTATGGAAACTAGAGTGCACCTGAGCGACTCTGTGGATAAGGCAGCATACATAGAAAAAGCTAAAGAAATTTTTAATGAGGTAGACACTGATGGGCAATCTAGATTAAATCTATATGATTCATTTGGTTCTATGGACAGTGAGGATTTATATAATAAAATTAGATTCATGGTGAAAGGTCTTGACTGTAAAGTTATCTGGCTAGATCACCTAAGTATTCTAGTATCAAGTCTAGGACAGATCGGTGATGAAAGACGTGCTATTGATTCTATCATGCATGAACTTAAATCTCTGACAGTTGAACTAGATTGTTTTATTGGACTTGTTGTTCACTTAAATAATAACACTCAAACTCCATTTGAAGAGGGTGGTTCTATTACTATCAATAACCTTCGTGGTTCTGGTGGTATTAAGCAACTATCAGATTCTGTAATGGCTTTGTCTAGAAATCAACAGGCAGAGACAGAAGCAGAAAGGAACACAGTCAAGGTATCTATATTAAAAAACAGATACTCTGGTGAAACTGGTGTGTCCGATCTTGTATTCTATAATGGATTCACAGGTAAGTTTGAAACACCTGATGAAAAGTTTGATGCAGTAGAGGGGTTCTAATGGAAGAGGAAGATAGAAGAGTTAG